TTACGGGGTAATGCCAACCGCTGCCGCCACTTTGTCGCCACTTGGCAGCGTTGCCAGAGGATTGAAACGGAGCGCCGTTTCCAGATGATCCGGTGCCAGATGTGCGTAACGCATAGTCATTTTTATATCGTGGTGTCCGAGAATTTTTTGTAAGGCCAGAATGTTTCCACCCGACATCATGAAGTGCGCCGCAAACGTATGGCGCAGAACGTGTGTGAGTTGACCGCGAGGGAGCACGATAGACGTTTTTTCCATCACGGATAAAAATTGAAAATAGCAGTCTGTGAAGAAATTGAACCCATCAAGCGCCATGATCTCTTCGTAAAGCTCTTTACTGATAGGGATGCTTCTGTTTTTCTTCCCCTTCGTTCTGACAAAGGTAATTCGGTATTTGGTCACCTGTGAGCGGGTAAGATTTACGGCTTCACGCCAGCGTGCGCCTGTGCTTAAGCATATCTTAACTACCAGTGCCAGAATTGGGTCCTGACGTTTGCAATCAGCCAGCAATTCAACAATCTGCTCATGGGTAAGCCATGCCATCTCTTTTTCTGCGATGGTGAATTTTCGCATGTTCTCCAGTGGGTTCGGATACGACCATTCGCCCAGACGGGATAGTTCGCTAAAAACACTACTTAGATAGCTTTGCTCCAGGTTAATGGTGACCGGGCTTGCTCCTTTCTTCCATTTCTCGCTGAAGTAGATCTCGCCTGTCAGGCGTTTATCTCGATAGTGGGCAAACATTTTAGAGGTGAGATCGGTTGCAAGAGGATTGCCTAGAGCGTCAACCATCAGCAGCAATTTGTCATAGACATGCTGTCCAGCAGTCAGAGATTTACCATGTAGTTTGAACCATAGCTCAACCACGTCTTTCAGGGTTCGACGATCCACTGATTCGCCCAGCCAGGGCTTTGATTCGGTTTCTTCCATCGTGTGACGCTCAAAAGCCAGAGCTTCGCCTTTGGTGGCGAATTGTTTACGCACACGACGCCCACTTCGTCCGGCGGGGTAACATTCGCAAAGCCATTTCCCTGTGGTGAGTTTTCGTACTGCCATAAAAAATGCCCTCCAGTAGAGAGCATTTTTACTGTATGTATAACCAGTGTCAATGTATGAAATCCTACGACCATACATCTCACTGAAGCCATAATGAAGTTGGCTATTCTTTTTGCTATGTGAGCATGTAACTTTTGCGGTTAACCTGCGGCTCATTTTTATTTTAGACGCAGATATAAAAACAAAAGTTATCGTGAGTTTTTAGTACAGATTTTTTTGGATTTACTAATAGTTCCATCATTGCAAACGAATTTGCCATCTGAGGTACAGTGAGAAACACCTCCCTTTTTCCCTGAGCAGGGATAATTTCTAGCATAGGTAGTTAGTGGGTTTAATAACAAAGAACATGACAAAACCACAAAAAATACCTTACCAAGCATAGTTTCCTCCCGGTACTATTTAACATACTTGACTGTTAAACTTATAATTTTACCAATTATTTCAATGTCTTCTATCTTGCATTCGAAGGCTCTGTTTCCACCCTCGACGAAGATTCTTCCACCGGGTAAACGAGTAATGTCACGGATCGTTATTTCGCCATCAATACTTATTACCCATTTACCATCACGTATATCATCAAATTCTTTATCACAAATAAATTCAGAATTGTTATCTGTGATGACAAAAGGTTTTTTAAACGTAGAGGGTAGAAATCCCTTATCAAAAATATAAAAACCGTCTTTCTGCAATGCTCCATCAGACAATAAATATTTTTCTACTTCTATAGTATTTGTATTTGCTGATGCTTGCTTTGAACCATGCCCTGTTGTTAGCCAATTAAGCGAGGTGCCCGTTTCAAGGGCGCACTGGATTACCCAATCTGCTGGAAAAATATCACGCATATAGCGCGTTGCCATGGTGCTCTTAGAAACACCTAAATGATCACAGAGAGCCTGACGAGTACCGAACCCATATGCTTCAACTAAACGTTCTATGGCTTTCTTACCGCCGCTATTGAAATCCACAAGTCCTCCAAAGAAATCCAAAATTCGTTGACAGATTCCAAAAGCGATCTTAAAGTTGAACCAGAAGTGTTCTTTTGGAGCCTTCACTACTAATCACGACAAACAACGGCTCGCCACAAGCCATATCTAGAAGGAATGTTGCCTTATGACACCTAACATTTCAATTACTCTGAATACACCACATGTCACAATCGAACGTTATAGCGAACTGACTGGCCTTTCTATTGATACGATTAACGACATGTTGGCTGATGGCCGACTACCTCGTCATCGTCTTCGTAAAGACAAAAAACGTGAAAAGGTAATGATTAACCTGGCTGCTCTGACTGTTGATGCTTTGTCTGCTTAATAGACGTCTATTTTCGCAATAAGACGCTGAGTTCGATTTTGCGATAAGTTCGGAGTTGAAAACCATGTTTGATTACCAAGTTTCCAAACATCCACATTTTGATGAAGCCTGTCGTGCATTCGCACTGCGCCACAATCTGGTGCAACTGGCAGAACGTGCGGGCATGAATGTGCAGATTCTGCGGAACAAGCTGAACCCAGCTCAACCTCATTTATTAACCGCACCAGAAATCTGGCTGCTTACCGATCTGACTGAAGATTCAACGTTGGTAGATGGTTTTCTGGCACAGATTCATTGTCTGCCATGTGTACCGATTAATGAGGTAGCAAAAGAGAAACTGCCACATTACGTCATGAGTGCAACCGCAGAGATCGGGCGTGTTGCTGCAGGTGCGGTATCTGGCGATGTAAAAACCAGTGCAGGTCGTCGTGATGCTATCAGCAGCATTAACTCTGTAACACGACTGATGGCGCTGGCGGCTGTTTCATTGCAGGCCCGTTTACAGGCTAATCCTGCGATGGCGAGTGCAGTTGATACCGTGACTGGCCTCGGTGCTTCATTCGGTTTGCTGTGAGGTGCTTATGCTGACGAAAGAACCATCATTTGCATCGCTGCTGGTAAAACAAAGCCCGGCAATGCACTACGGTCACGGCTGGATCATGGGTGAGGATGGTAAACGCTGGCATCCGTGCCGTTCACAAGATGAATTGCTGTCTGAATTGACCACGGGGAAACGGAGAAAGTCAAAATGTATGCAGCGGAAAGTGAAGTGGTTTATCAGTTTCGTTACAGAGGGGAGAGTTATTCAGTACCTGAAGATGATTTGCTCTGTTGTTATCCGTCGTTGTCGGGCGATGGCAGTTACTTTTTCACGCTAAAGGATGGGACGTTTTTACGGGGAGAGCAGGTTAAAGAGACGATACGAAAAAATGTATCTCCTCTTGAACGTTACCGTAAGAACAAAGAACGATAGTTGCGTTTTGGGGATATGAATTATGGCAATTAATGGCGCTGCGGCGACTGTTCCATTAAGCCCCGGTGAACGCCTGAATGGACTTAATCACATTGCGGAGTTAAGGGCGAAAGTTTTTGGTCTGAATATTGAGTCAGAGCTTGAGCGGTTTATTAAAGATATGCGTGATCCACGGGATATCAATAGCGAACAAAATAAACGGGCACTGGCTGCCATATTCTTTATGGCAAAAATTCCAGCTGAACGTCATAGCATCAGCATTAATGAGCTGACCACTGACGAAAAGCGGGAGTTGATTAAAGCAATGAATCATTTTCGTGCAGTGGTGAGCTTATTTCCCAGACGGCTAACCATGCCGAATTAACCAGCTAATGAAATTAATGGCGTAAACCCGCCGGGCATCCCTTTATCTAAATTCAGGAGAATTGATTATGCGTAATATTGAAACCCTCACGACTAAAACCGGACCGGATGACGCAGGGCTTAATATTTTACTGACAGAGGCTCGTCTGGAAGAACGCCGGGCAAGGGCTGAAGCAATGGCTGCCCGCCTTGATAGTCTTGCGTGTCATATCACATCCCGCCAGCTAAACCACGTCGAAGCGGCAGAACTGCTGCGTGTGACCGCTGAAGCAATCCAGAACGAAGCGCAGGAGATCCACTAATGGCTGATGCAATGGATCTCGTACAGCAGCGCGTTGAAGAAGAACGCCAGCGCCATATCCGTGCTGCCCGTGCCAAAACACCGGGCGTGTCTCGCGTGCTTTGCATTGAATGTGAAGCGCCAATTCCGCCAGCACGCCGCCGCGCCATTCCAGGAGTGCAGCTTTGCATTACCTGTCAGGAAATCGCAGAGCTGAAAGGCAAACATTACAACGGAGGTGCTGTATGACAGGGGCTGTGCGTATCCATCAATTAAAAATTGCACCTAAGTATTTCAACGCTGTGGTTGCAGGTCAAAAGACGGCTGAACTTCGTAAAGACGATCGTGGCTATAAAGTTGGTGATGTTCTTTCTCTTTGCGAATGGAAGCATGGCGTATTTACGGGTAGGGAATGGGCCGCGGTTATCTCTCATGTGCTTCCGGTTAATGACGTCATGGCAGTTTCAGAACAATGGGTGATGCTATCAATTCGCTCATTAACCCCATTAGAAGCTTTAGGATATGTTATTGCAGGAGGTGCTGTATGAGCACCATCCTGAAATGGGCGGGTAATAAAACCACCATTATGTCCGAACTGAAAAAATACCTTCCTGCTGGCACGCGACTGGTTGAACCTTTCGCGGGTTCTTGTGCTGTGATGATGGAGACGGATTACCCCAGCTATCTGGTTGCGGATATTAATCCTGATTTAATCAACCTCTATAAAAAGGTTGCTGCTGATTGTGAGGCGTTTATATCTCGTGCCAGAGCTTTATTTGAGGAAGCAAACAGAGAGGTGGCTTATTACAACATAAGGCAGGAGTTTAATTACTCCACTGAAATTACTGATTTCATGAAAGCGGTATATTTTCTGTATCTCAATCGTCATGGTTACCGTGGGCTATGTCGCTATAACAAGAGCGGGTATTTCAACATTCCCTACGGTAATTATAAAAATCCGTATTTCCCTGAAAAAGAAATTCGCGCATTTGCAGAGAAAGCCCAGCGGGCAACGTTTATCTGCGCCAGCTTTGATGAAACGCTGGCGATGTTGAAGGCGGGGGATGTGGTGTATTGCGATCCGCCTTATGACGGTACGTTTTCCGGCTATCACACTGATGGCTTCACTGAAGATGACCAGTATCACCTGGCATCCGTTCTTGAACATCGATCATCTGAAGGTCATCCGGTCATTGTTTCTAACAGTGACACATCCCTGATCCGTTCGCTGTATCGCAATTTTACTCACCACTACATCAAGGCAAAACGCAGCATCGGCGTGGCAGCTGGTGAGAGTAAATCTGCAACAGAAATCATCGCTGTTTCCGGGCCGCGCTGCTGGGTAGGATTTGATCCTTCGCGTGGCGTGGATTGTTCCGTCGTGTACGGAGTGCGTGCATGAGCCATGCTGATATGAACAACTGCAGCGGCTTTAACGAGGTCGCCGCAGCATTCTCATGGAACAGCCCGAAAAAGGCCATTAACCCTTATCTGGACCCGGCGGAAGTTGCGCCGGTTTCTGCGCTTTCAAACCTGATCACTCTGTACGCTGCCGATAACGAGCAGGAACAACTGCGCCGCGAGGCACTGAGTGATCAGGTCTGGGAGCGTTATTTCTTTAATGAATCCCGTGATCCTGTCCAACGCGAAATGGAGCAGGATAAGCTAATTAGCCGGGCAAAGCTGGCGCATGAGCAGCAGCGTTTTAATCCAGACATGGCCATTCTGGCGGACGTCAACGCCCAGCCTTCCCATATCAGCAAGCCGCTGATGCAACGTATTAAATACTTCAGCAGCCTGGGCAGGCCAAAGGCTTATTCCCGCTATTTGCGTGAGACGATTAAGCCATGCTTGGAACGACTGGAGCATGTACGCGACAGTCAGCTATCCACTTCTTTTCGCTTTATGGCAAGCCATGAAGGGCTGGACGGCCTGCTGATCCTGCCTGAAATGAGTCAGGATCAGGTGAAACGCCTGTCCACCTTGGTAGCTGCGCATATGAGCATGTGCCTTGATACAGCTTGTGGCGATTTGTATGCCACCGATGATGTTACGCCAGAAGAAATCCGCAAGACATGGGAAAAGGTGGCAGCGGAAACCCTGCGTCTGGATGTTATCCCGCCTGCGTTTGAGCAACTCCGTCGGAAAAGAAACCGCCGTAAACCCGTGCCTTATGAACTCATTCCTGGTTCGCTGGCGCGTATGTTATGCGCCGACTGGTGGTATCGGAAATTATGGAAGATGCGTTGCGAATGGCGGGAAGAGCAGTTGCGTGCTGTTTGCCTGGTCAGCAAAAAAGCATCTCCCTATGTCAGCTATGAAGCCGTGATGCATAAACGTGAGCAGCGCCGTAAGTCGCTGGAGTTTTTCCGTTCTCATGAACTGGTGAACGAAGACGGCGACACGCTGGATATGGAAGACGTGGTAAACGCCAGCAGCAGCAACCCTGCGCATCGCCGCAATGAGATGATGGCCTGTGTTAAAGGTCTGGAGCTTATCGCGGAAATGCGCGGTGACTGCGCCGTTTTCTACACCATCACCTGTCCGTCACGTTTCCATTCCACGCTAAATAACGGCAGGCCCAACCCGACCTGGACAAATGCGACGGTAAGACAAAGCAGTGATTATCTGGTCGGTATGTTTGCTGCATTTCGTAAGGCGATGCACAAAGCCGGATTACGCTGGTATGGCGTGCGGGTGGCTGAGCCGCATCATGACGGTACAGTTCACTGGCACCTGTTGTGTTTTATGCGCAAAAAAGATCGCCGCGCCATTACTGCTTTGTTGCGTAAGTTTGCCATTCGTGAAGACCGCGAGGAGCTGGGTAATAACACGGAACCACGCTTTAAGTCTGAGCTGATAAACCCGCGCAAAGGTACGCCAACAAGCTACATCGCGAAATACATCAGTAAGAACATTGACGGGCGTGGTCTGGCTGGCGAGATCAGCAAGGAAACGGGTAAATCCCTGCGTGATAACGCCGAATACGTTAATGCCTGGGCGTCTCTGCATCGTGTTCAGCAATTCCGCTTCTTTGGCATTCCGGGGCGTCAGGCTTACCGTGAACTGCGATTGCTGGCTGGTCAGGCGGCAAGGCAACAGGGGGACAAAAAAGCAGGTGCGCCGGTACTGGATAACCCGCGCCTTGATGCCATCCTGGCTGCCGCTGATGCTGGCTGTTTTGCCACCTACATCATGAAGCAGGGCGGCGTACTGGTTCCCCGCAAATATCACCTCATCAGAACCGCTTATGAAATCAACGAAGAGCCGACCGCCTATGGCGATCACGGTATTCGTATTTATGGCATCTGGTCACCCATTGCAGAGGGCAAGATCTGCACTCATGCGGTGAAGTGGAAAATGGTTCGTAAGGCCGTTGACATTCAGGAGGCGGCAGCCGACCAGGGCGCTTGCGCCCCTTGGACTCGTGGCAATAACTGTCCCCTTGCTGAAAATTTGAACCAACAAGGGAAAGACAAATCAGCTGATGGGGATACCAGAACGGAGATCACCCGCATGGATGACAAGGAGTTGCACGATTACCTGCACAGTATGAGCAAAAAAGAGCGCCGGGAACTGGCAGCAAGGTTACGCCTGGTGAAACCGAAATGGCGTAAAGACTACAAACAGCGAATTACAGAGCATCAGCGTCAGCAGCTCGTCTATGAACTGAAGTCCAGAGGATTTGATGGCAGCGAGAAAGAGGTCGATCTGCTCCTTCGCGGTGGCAGTATTCCGTCAGGAGCAGGCCTGCGTATCTTCTATCGGAACCAGCGTTTGCAGGAAGATGATAAGTGGCGGAACCTGTATTAATTACGCGGGTTAACAATTCGTGCTCTTAATAATACCAGGCATATCAGGCTGATGAACGTAAAAAAACGTTTTACATCAGTAAGATTATTATATACTGTAAATATAAACAGTGGCTATACATACAGTGTTGCGTGTGGTGTCATAGGAGGAAAGATGCAGGACTATTTTTTGGAGTCTTTGAAGCTCCAGCGCATTGATTTTTTTCTTAAGCTTGTAGCGGCTAGTGAGTGTAGTGATGAAGAGAAGGGGCTGGCTTTGCAATGGGTTTCTGAACTGACAGATGAACTCATGGCAAAAATCAGAACCCACGAATACAACCGCTCAATGGATGTCATCAGCTGAGGTGACTTTTATGCGCATTGAAATAATGATCGATAAAGAGCAGAAGATTAGCCAGTCTACCCTGGACGCCCTTGAATCCGAGCTTTACCGCAATCTGCGCCCCCTGTATCCCAAGACGGCGATCCGCATTCGCAAAGGCAGTGCCAACGGTATCGAGTTGACCGGCTTAAAACTTGATGAGGATAAGCAGCGGGTAATGGAAATTATGCAGCAGGTCTGGGAAGACGACAGCTGGCTGCATTAGCGAACGTTGCGGACGATAAAACTGGCTTTTACCGTCCGCAAGGTTGAACAACGAGCCGTGCGAGGCGTTAGAAATTGCCTTTGTTAGTGCCTGCTTCTCATAAGAGGCACTATATATGCTAAATGCAGTGGTTTAAGGCAGAAACATCTTGCGCGATTAGGGGCAATGAACTTAAGTTAAGTAACGCAACCAACAGTTAAAACGGTTGTCTTAGTTATAAGGAACTTGCTGTTGTGGTTGCTGGTGACGAAGTGTACACTTCCGCGCCGTATAAGAAGGAGGGGTTATGTCAAGTATCGCCGCATTGAAGCTGGGTAATCCAGTTGAACGTTTGGCACGGGTTCTGAAAGAGAACCAGGACAAGCTCAATCTGAGTAAAGATGGTTTTGTGTCCGTAGATTTGTCCAACGAAGAAGCTATGAAAGCCATCCGAGATCAGATGGATAAGCTTGAAGGCATCAAAACGAGCACTGTTAAAGCAAAATATTATTACAGAACCCGATAATGGCAACATTACTTTTAGCAGTGATTTTGGTTAGTGGTTTTATATATGTAAACCTATCACTTTCAACACGTTATAGATATAAGCGTTCCAATGGCTGGGACGCTTATTTTTTTGTGGCTGCATGGGGAATTGTCTTTTTCCTCGCTGGCGGCTTCCTTACCTTCGCTCTTAACATCAGCGGTGGGTTTCGCTGGTTTTCTAATGCGCTGAATCTGACTCCAGACAGCTTTAACGGGATGTTATCCACCACAACCGATAAACCGCAGCGCATCAATGAAATTAAGCAAATCGCGTGGGTTGTGATTTCAATAGTTCTCGCGGCGCTGTTCGGTTGGCTAAACAAACGCCGTACTTCAAAAGGGGATCGCCGTTGGGATGCACTGGCAAAGGCAGTGGGAAACAATGCTTTTGAATCGCTGCTCATGGAAGCATCAGCTCGCCAGTTTCCTATCATTGCTACACTTTCATCACGCAAAATCTATGTAGGGCTGGTGACTTGCCCTGCGTTGGAAAATGGATTGTCGGAACACCTTGAAATTCTCCCCTTGCTGAGCGGATATCGTGATAAAGACGACCTAACGATAAATATCACGACAAACTATCATCAGCACTATCTTGATAGCGGTGTTATCAATGGGATGTCGCGCCTGAATATCCAGGATTTCCGTGTGCTTCTCCCTAAAGATGAAGTTGAAACCATCTCGTTTTTTGATACTGAAACGTATAACAAATTTAAAGAAAACGAAGCGCGTGACCGGAAAGACTGCCGCAAGTTGGGTGGTAAAAAGCCATCCGCACGCAGGAGAAAGACTGCTGGCGACGCAGAGCAGGGTAGTGCATGACTATGCTGCATGAATTTGCATGATCGTTTGAGGATCGTTTTAGCTCCGGCCCGCCAGTTCAGGCGGGCTTTTTCATATCTCATGCAGGTGCATGAAAACCACTACACAAAGCGGGCAGGCGTGGCGGGGATACGAGCGCGCGCTCATTACTTTTATAATTCTAGGGTTATAATACAGGGCTATCTTTCTAGGAGAAAACACATGTCCTTAGAGTTTATCAAAGAACAGTTGTCAGATTTTATCTCATCTACAGAACCAGAAGTAATGGCTATACAGGGTGAATGGGGAATTGGTAAAACCTATACTTGGAATACGTTCCTAAAAGATAATAAAGATAAGGTTGCATTTAATAGATATAGTTATGTCTCTCTTTTTGGTATAAATTCACTAGATTCTTTAAAGTATTCTATTTTTGAGAATGCAATTACAAAGGAATATATTGGAAATAAACCTGATTTGGAGACAGCAACAACAAACGCAAGTGGACTTTTTGAATCGTTTTCTCGAAAAGCCGCAGGTTTGTTAAAAGAAGCTCCTGTTGTAAAAAACTTCTCTACGACACTTGAAGCAATGTCATTTCTGACCGTTTCTAAAATGATTGTAGTAATAGATGACTTAGAAAGGCGTGGCAAAAACTTAGATGTTAAAGATGTTTTAGGGCTAGTATCTCTATTAAAGGAGCAGAAGGATTGTAAGGTGGTTCTATTGCTTAACAATGGCACAGCTAGTATGGAGGATTATTCTACTTATAAAGAAAAGGTCATTGATAGAGATATCACTTACAATCCAACACCAGAAGAATGCGCAGATATAGCCTATAAAGGTGATTTTCATGTTTATAACTTGTTAAGTAAATATTCCATTTCTTTAGGTATCAAGAATATTCGAATCTTAAAAAAGATAGAACGTTTTTTCGTGTCCTTAACACCAAATATTATAGGTGATGTTGAGACAATTTCAAATGAAGTTGCGCATTCATTAACTCTGTATTGTTGGAGCCATTACGGATTTTCTCCAGAGGGAGATGTGCCATCACTAGAATATATTAGGGGAGTGAGGAATATATATACTTATAATGACAAGGAAGAAGGCCATGAGAAAGTCTGGCTTAATACCTTGCTTAAATATGGATATAGAAAAACGAATGATCTTGATGAGGTTCTTATTGATATGGTTAGATATGGCTATCTTGATAAGAGCAGTTTCCAAAGACAAATAAGCCTAAGGAATGAGGAGATTACGCGTGATAATAAACGAGGTTCCTTATCTGAGGCATGGCAGTTCTTTCATAATTCATTTGATGACAATCAAAATCAGGTTGTTGACAAGCTATATCAAGCGGTGGTTGATGGGATGAAGTATGTGACTCCAAGTGATTTAGATAATGTTGTCGGACTATATAGGGATTTCGGAGAGAATGCTAAGGCGAGTGAATTGATTGAACAGTTTATTAATTATGGTAACGATGCTCTAAAGGAATATGTTCAATCTATTTATGTGAATGTTCATCCCGTAAGAGATGCTGAGTTGTTGTCAAAAATTCAAGCCTATTCTAATATTATAAATATTGATGGTTCAATATATGATGTTCTTAAGAAATTATCAGGTCAGAATGGTTGGTCTGATAGACATGAGGAAATATTGGATGCTGCTTCAGTAGATGACTACTATCAATTATTTAAAAATGTCATTCTTGATGGTGGTGATTCAATAATAGCTACGGCGCTTAAATTCGGAAATTATAGTAATGGTTCTGATAGAATGAATCGTATAGGGAAAAAGGCAAGGGATGCCTTGATAAGAATTGGAGATGAATCGGCGATTAATAAAATACGTGTAAGGCGATTTTTGTGATTTTTATAGGGGTGATTAACCCCTTTTTATCTAATTTAATGAGTAATCATTAAATGCTATGATTTTTTCATTTAGCCAAGTATTAATTTCTATAAGCCTTTTTTGTAACGGAATTAATTCATTTCGGACAAAGACTTTACTAGCCTTTTCCACATCCCCAAACCCCCCAACATTATTCGGCATTATCCCCATCATTTGCGGCGGCACGCGGTGTGCCGCCATCATGTCGTCCCGGCTCACGTTCTTAATATTCAAAAACTCATCCTTCGCTGCGACCTCTGACAACGGGATAATCTGAAGCCCGTCCTTTTTGCCGTTAGGCGAGTACATAAACAGGTTGCGGAAGTTGCCCGGACCTTTGGCGCTTTTCATCGCATTGCGGAGGTTGTTCACATCTTCCTGGTTCTGCGCGGCATCGGTCATGTACATGATGAAGCCTGCATGACTGCCGTTAATGTAATACTTCCGGCGGAACAGCGTGGCGGACTCGTTGAGCAGGGCTGACGGAATGGCAGAAAGATAACCTGGCAGGCCGTAGATCTCCTGGTTGATGTCCGGTTCCATCAGATGAAAAATGCTGCCTTTCGTGAACTGATACTGCTGGGTTGTAATACCATATTGCACAAACCAGTAGGTATCCAGGTCTAATCCGCGTCGGGTGTATTTTGCCAGCGCAGGTTCAAGGGCGATAACTTCACCGAAGCGGTTCGTGCGTTTCTCCAGGTAGGCGTTACCAAATACCAGATAGTCCTGCACAAAACGTGAAAAAGCCTGCTGGCTGAGCAGCGGGTGAGGGATATAGGTGCTGGTCAGAATATTGCACTTTACTGCAATCGGTGAGCTGTGATGCACGGCGGCGCGGAAGGTTCGCGCCAGTCCGTCAAAACTCACTGGCGGCTCATACCAGCGATCTGTCTGTACGCATTCCACATAGTCCAGTAGTTCGCGGCGATCCAGTACTGGAATGGGATCGCCGAAGCTGAATGCTTCGGCTGAAGTCTGGCTTTTATGCTGGGTCTGGTTCTGCGACGCAGCGCGGTTCTTCTTACTCTTTCCCATCAAAAAATCTCCACAATATTACTGGTATTGGCGGACTCGCCCTGCAGTGGTTCGTTAAACAGTGCGTGCATTGTTGCCCACGCCAGATCGGCGTGGCTGGTTTCTTCGCTGCGGCTGGCTTCATACGTCGGGCGGTTGCCACTGGCGGTGGTGGCGCGACGGATTGCCATGAATGACTGCGCAATGTCGGTGTGCCCGGCGTCAAACTCCAGACGGCGGTGGCTGATAATGTCGTAGGCCTTGAGTACCAGAGCGTTTTTAACGTTGGGGTTGTAGACAAACTCCCGGACGGCAGGAAAAAACGCTTTCACGTTCTCGTAAACCCCGTGACCGACGCCGGTTGAGTCGATACCGATGTATGTCACGTTGTACTGTTCAGTCAGTTTTTTGATGGCGTCAGCCTGGGCGCGGAAGTCCATCCCGCGCCACTGGTGACGCTCAAGAATGCGGAACTTACCGCCCGGCACGGCTGGCGGTGCCACCACCACGCACCCGGCGCTGTCGCCGTTTTGCGTACCTTTTGCCGGGTCATAACCGATCCACACTTCGCGCCAGCCAAACGGGCGCAGGGCCAGTGCATGAAAGTCGGTCCAGACTTCCCAGCTGTCCACCATGCACGCCTGCAGCTCGCTGAGCGGAAACACGGACGCGAGATCGTCCACAAACTCGCACATCAGCAGGTTCTGGTATTCGTCCGGGCTGTACTCCATGCGCAACTGGTCGAGATCGAACAGGTTACATCCGCCGCGCACAGCATCTTCCACGGTGACTATCTGGCGGTATTGCCCGTCTGCGCACAGCAGGCCGGGGGCCAGATTGCTGTGGGACAGGTCGATGTCCACCTTATCGGCTTTGTTGCGCCCACGGTTGAACAGCGCACCGGACCAGAACGGATAAGCACTGTGTGTCAGGCTGGATGGTGTGGAAAAATAGGTTTGTCGCCATTTTTTGTGAATAGCCATACCGGAAGCCACTTTGCGCAGCTCCTGGAATTTCGGTATCCAGAAATATTCATCCAGATACAGGTTGCCGTGGTAACTCTGGGCCGTGCGGGCATTGGTGCCGAGGAAGTAAAGCGTAGCCCCGTTAGGAAGCACCATCGGATCGCCTTTCAGCTCCACTTCCACTTCTTTGGCGAAGTCGATGATGTACTGTTTAAAGACGTGGGCCTGTGCCTTACTGGCGGAAAGGAAAATCTGGTTACGTCCGGTAAGCAGGGCGTCAATCAGGGCTTCACGGGCAAAGTAAAAGGTCGCGCCGATCTGGCGTGACTTCAGCAGGTTGCGGATGCGGTTGGTTTTTCCGGCTTCCCACCAGTGGCGCTGGTAGTTGAACATGGAGGAATGGAAGATTTCTTCCAGCTTCGCAATCTGTTCATCGGTGAAAACGTTCTTTTCCGGCTGACGACGCGGGCCTTTGTTGCGGTTGGCGACGTTAGGGTTTAAGTCGGCTTCGTTGCCGCCATTGTTAAACTTGCCGATCCGCGCGTGGCGCTCCGACTGGCGCGCCAGCAGGTCAATCTCTTTGAAATCTTTCCCTTCTTTGTGCTCCTTCATGATGAGCTGGCAGTAGCGTGCGGCGGTGGTGAGCTGCATCTGATCCAGCGGCCCATAGTCACCCCACTTGTCGCGTTTCTTCCAGCTGTGAACGGTTGCAACTTTCTCGCCCAGCATTTCAGCAATGCGGGCTACGCGATATCCCTGAAAGTACAGCAGCATGGCCTGCCGACGGGGATCGAGATCTGCGGATGTCAGTGTGGTGTTCATGGCACAAACCTACAGCCTTGAATGAAGGCTTTCCCCGCCTGCGGTTTGTGTGGTTGTCGGTACAAATACCGCGCATTGTTTCACTGCCCTCATCACCGCAACCATAAGGCTCCAGTAAGTTTTTTCTAACGGAGCACGGCTCATGACAGTGAAAGCAAAGCGTTTTCGCATCGGGGTGGAAGGTGCCACCACCGACGGACGCGAAATCCAGCGTGAATGGCTGGAACAGATGGCAGCCAGCTACAACCCGGCAGTGTATACCGCGCTGATTAACCTTGAGCACATCAAGTCTTATCTGCCGGACAGCACCTTTAACCGCTACGGCAAGGTAACGGCGCTGTTTGCTGAAGAAATCACGGAAGGTCCGCTGGCAGGCAAGATGGCGCTGTATGCCGACGTTGAGCCAACGGAGTCCCTGGTGGAGCTGGTGAAAAAAGGCCAGAAATTATTCACTTCTATGGAAGTCAGCCCGAAGTTCGCTGATACGGGCAAAGCCTACCTGGTTGGCCTGGCTGCCACTGATGATCCAGCCAGTCTGGGTACGGAAATGCTGACATTCAGCGCCAGTGCAGCCCATAACCCGCTGGCAAACCGCAAGCAGAATCCCGCCAATCTCTTTACCGCCGCAGAGGAAACGGTGATCGAACTGGAAGAAATCCAGGAGGACAAGCCGTCCCTGTTTGCCCGCGTCACGGCGCTGTTCACCAAAAAAGAGCAGTCCGACGATGCCCGGTTCTCTGATGTGCATAAGGCCGTGGAGCTGGTCGCCACTGAGCAGCAAAACCTGAGCGCACGCACCGAAAAATCCCTGTCTGAGCAGGAAGAACGCCTGTCTGAGCTGGAGACAGCCCTGCAGGCACAACAGGCCGCCTTTAACGAACTGGTGGACAAGCTGAGCCATGAGGACTGCCGCCAGGACTACCGCCAGCGTGCAACAGGCGGCAACGCCCCCGCTGACACTCTGACCAATTGCTGATGGAGCATAAAACCCGATGAAGAAGAATACCCGCTTTGCTTTTAACGCTTACCTGCAGCAGCTGGCGCGTCTGAACGGTGTGGCAGTTGAAGAACTGTCCAGCAAGTTCACCGTGGAGCCGTCTGTACAGCAGACGCTGGAAGACCAGATCCAGCAGTCCGCCGCTTTCCTGACGCTGATTAACGTCACGCCAGTGACTGAGCAGTCCGGTCAGCTGCTGGGGCTGGGTGTTGGCAGCACCATTGCCGGAACCACTGACACCACCGCGAAAGAGCGTGAACCTGTCGATCCGACGCTGATGGTCGATGTGGAATACAAATGCGAACAGACCAACTTTGACACGGTGCTGACCTACGCGAAGCTGGACCTGTGGGCGAAGTTTCAGGATTTCCAGGTGCGTATCCGTAACGCCATCGTGAAACGTCAGGCACTGGACCGCATCATGATCGGCTTTAACGGCGTGAAGCGTGCGAAAACCTCCAACCGTAGCGAAAACCCGCTGCTGCAGGATGTGAACAAAGGCTGGCTGCAGAAAATCCGTGAGGATGCACCGGATCACGTCATGGGCAGCACCACCACGGGCGGTGAAACCACACCGGGTGCGGTGAAAGTCGGGAAAGGTGGCGAATATGCCAACCTGGACGCCGTGGTGATGGATGCGGTCAATGAGCTTATCGACGTGGTCTACCAGGACGATGACGATCTGGTGGTGATTTGCGGTCGTGAGCTGCTGTCTGACAAGTATTTCCCGCTGGTCAACAAAGACCAGGAAAACAGTGAAAAACTGGCTGCCGATATGATCATCAGTCAGAAACGCATGGGTGGCCTGCAGGCCGTGCGTGCGCCGTTCTTCCCGCCGAATGCGCTGCTGATCACCCGTCTGGATAACCTGTCCATTTACTGGCAGGAGGACACCCGCCGCCGTTCGGTTATCGACAACCCGAAACGTGACCGGATTGAAAACTTTGAATCAGTTAACGAAGCCTATGTGGTTGAGGACTACCGCTGCGCAGCACTGGTGGAAAACATCCAGATTGGTGACTTCAGCGCCGCCGCAGAAGCCGGAGCATAAACCATGAGCCTGAGTCCCGCACGGCAGCATCGCCTGCGCGTTCAGGCTGAACAGGCCGCCCGCGAGGGCGGCAGTGTTCGCCACGCGTCGGGCTATGACCTGATGCTGCTGCAACTGGCGGAAGACCGCCGCCGTCTCAAGGGCGTTCAGTCCACGGTGAAAAAAGCGGAAATTAAGGTGGAGCTGCTGCCGAAGTACGCCGCCTGGGCAGAGGGTGTCCTGACTGCCGGAGGCGCACAGCAGGATGACGTGCTGATGTACGTGATGCTGTGGCGCATTGATGCCGGAGATTATGCCGGGGCGCTGGAGATCGGGCGTCATGCCCTGCGTCATGGCTGGGTGATGCCGCTGGGTAACCGCAATGTGCAGACCGTGCTGGCAGAGGAAATGGCAGACGCGGCGCAGAGCGCAATGCTTGCCGCCACCGGCTTTGATGCCGATCTGTTGTTGCAGACGCTGGAGCTGACAGATGGTCTGGATATGCCGGACCAGTCACGAGCGCGTCTGCATAAAGCGATTGGCGCTGTCCTGAGTGAAAGCAATCCGGCTTCTGCCCTTAACCATCTCAACCATGCGTTACAGCTCGATCCCCGCTGTGGCGTGAAAAAAGACAAACAGCAGCTGGAGCGCAGACTGCGCAATGACAGCCGCTGACAGAACGTGCCCCCGCGCACGGGCGGCACGGGGTGGCGAAAGGCATAGCCACATCAAAATCCCGTCCACCGCCCTCTATTTCAGGAGAAAGCAGCATGAAGTTTGTTGCGCCAGAACAGGCACCGGAACAGGCGGAAATCATCAGAAATACGCCGTTCTGGCCTGATGTGGACCTGTCGGAGTTTCGCAGCGTGATGCGCACTGACGGCACGGTGACGCAGCCGCGTTTAAAGCAGGTTGCCCTGTCGGCAATTTCGGAGGTCAACGCAGAGCTGTATGAGTTTCGCAGACGTCAGCAGATGCTGGGATATGTGTCGCTGGCTGAGGTTCCGGCGGAACAGCTGGACGGCAAAAGTGAGCGCATTCAGCACTATTTCAACGCGGTTTACTGCTGGGCACGCGCCATGCTCAACGAACGATACCAGGACTATGACGCCACGGCATCCGGTGTGAAGCGAGGCGAGGAACTGGCGGAATCCAGCGGTGATTTGTGGCGTGACGCCCGCTGGGCCATCAGCCGGGTGCAGGATGCGCCGCACTGCACAGTGGAGCTTATCTGATGAAAGTGCGTGCGCATCAGTATGACACGGTGGACGCGCTTTGCTGGCGTCATTACGGGCGCACGCAGGGTGTCACGGAGCAGGTACTGAAGACAAATCCGGGGCTTGCCGAATACGGCCCCTTTTTACCTCACGGGCTGCAGGTGGAGCTGCCGGACATTCCGACAACCACCACCGTGCAGACCGTCCAGCTATGGGACTGAATTATGACGCTTGAGCGAATCAGCGCCTTTATCACGTATTGCATCGCCGTCGTGCTGGCCTGGCTGGGCGATTTGTCCATCAAGGATGCCTCAACGCTGGGCGGCCTGATGATCGGTGTGCTGATGCTGGCTATCAACTGGTACTACAAACACAAAGCCTACCAGCTTCTGCGCGACGGACAGATCTCGCGGGAGGATTATGAATCCATCAATCGTTAAACGCTGCCTTGTCGGGGCCGTGCTGGCTATTGCTGCCACGCTGCCGGGTTTTCAGCAGCTTCACACCTCCGTGGAGGGGCTGAAACTGATTGCCGATTACGAAGGCTGTCGTCTGCAGCCGTATCAGTGCAGCGCGGGTGTATGGACCGATGGCATTGGTAATACGTCGGGCGTCATTCCCGGCAAAACCATTACGGAACGACAGGCAGCAGAAGGACTGATTTCCAACGTTATACGTGTGGAGCAGGCGCTGGAAAGGTGTGTGAAGCAACAGCCGCCGCAGAAGGTGTATGACGCGGTGGTGTCGTTTGCCTTCAACGTGGGAACGGGCAATGCCTGCAGTTCCATGCTGGTGAAATTGCTCAACCAGCGGCGCTGGGCGGATGCGTGCCGACAGTTGCCGCGCTGGGTTTATGTGAAAGGTGTGTTTAATCAGGGGCTGGATAACCGCCGTGTGCGGGAGATGGCCTGGTGCCTTAAAGGCGCTGGACTATGACGCGTGCGCTGGCAGTAGTGGTGGCACTGGCACTCGTTGCGCTGGGCTGGCAGTCGTGGCGGCTTAACAGCGCCAGCCACACCATCGAAACGCAGCGCGCGGCGCTGAAAAGTAAAGCGCAGGAACTGACGAAGAAAAACAGCCAGCTGATCGGTCTATCCATTCTGGCTGAAACCAACAACCGGGAGCAGGCGCGGCTCTACGCCGAAGCAGAACAGACCAGTGCACTGCTGAGACAACGACAACGCCGGATCGAGGAACTGAAACGTGAGAACGAGGATTTACGCCGCTGGGCTGATACTCCTTTGCCTGCTGACATTATCCGGCTGCGGGAACGTCCGGCACTTACCGGAGGTGCAGCTTACCGTCAGTGGTTGTCCGCGAGTGACGCCGTGTTGGCTGGAGCAGGCTGCGCCGCGCACTAACGGTGATCTGAACGCATTGCTGGATGAAACGGAGGCCGCCTGGGCGGTCTGTGCAGACAAAGTGGACATGATTATTGCGTGTCAGGAGCGAAACAGTGAACAAACCACAGTCCCTGCGCCACGCCATCAATAAAGCAGTGCCTTATGTCCGCAATAACCCGGACAAACTGCATCTGTTTGTGGATAACGGTTCGCTGGTTGCCACGGGGGCCAGCTCCATGTCATGGGAGTACCGCTATACCCTGAACGTGGTGATAGAGGATTTCAGCGGCGACCAAAATTTGCTGATGGCCCCGGTTTTACTGTGGCTGCGGGATAACCAGCCCGATGCCATCAATAACCCGGCGTTACGGGAAAAGCTATTCACCTTTGAGGTGGATATTCTGCGCAACGATGTCTGTGATATCAGCCTTAACCTGCAACTGACGGAACGTGTGCTGGTCAGCACTAACGGCAGTGTGTCGAGCGTTGAAGCTATAGCGGAACCTGATGAACCTGAAGAAATGTGGACGGTGAAACGTGGCTGAATTGCAGAAAGTGGACGACTGGCTGAGTGCCTTGCTGGCGAATCTGGAACCAGCCGCCAGAAGCCGCATGATGCGCCAGCTGGCGCAGGAACTGCGCCGGACACAGCAGCAGAATATCAGGATGCAACGCAATCCTGATGGCAGCAGCTATGAACCGAGGCGAGTAACAGCACGCAGTAAAAAAGGCCGCATCAAACGGCAGATGTTTACAAAACTTCGCACCACAAAATACCTGAAAACCGCCGCCAGCGCGGATTCTGCCAGCGTACAGTTTGAAGGTAAGGTGCAGCGCATCGCCCGCGTTCACCATTACGGCCTGCGTGATCGCGTCAGTCGAAAAGGACCGGAGGTCCGTTATGCAGAGCGTCGTTTGTTAGGCATTGCTGAAAAAGAACAAAGTTTTATATTTTACACATTAATCAGTTGGTTACAGGAAAAGGGAGGGTTGCATAAGTGAGTTTATTTTACTTCAATGAAAATGTAAAATCTGCTATATATAAAAACATTTGTTATAATGATATGATTTTCTTAAGGATAGGATGTTATGCGCCCCAAAATTGGTGATTTTGAATTTGGTGAGGTTTATGGAGAGAATGAGGTATTATTTCTCGATAATTACTCGAAATATTTTTATGATATAAATAATTCATTAAGTAAACTTGATAGAAAAAATAAAATGCTCGTAATTGGCAGGAAGGGGACGGGTAAGACATTGCTTGTTAATGTCTACTGTAACGCCAAGCGAAAAAATAATTATATTGCAGTTGTGGAATCATTAAAAGATTTTGTTTTTCATGAACTTACTCACTTTCAGGGGCAGGATGTGTCTTCCACAAAATATGTACCAATTTTCAAGTGGATGATATTGGTCAATCTTGCTAAGAATATTGTAAGTAATAAAAAAGGATTTAGTGAGGATAAAATAGTTCATTTGGAAAGTTTTTTACGTTCTTTTGGCCATGTCGCGGGCGAGTTAAGGCCTGAGCAAACAGTTGAAATAACTAGGGAGTACCAAGCGTCGGGTGAGGTTGGTATCGGATTTAGATTCCCAGTATTACGTGGTGAAGCCAAAGCAAAAGATGGTGAGGTCGAGAAAACAAAAGAAACAAAAAAGAATTATTTGGAATGTATGGAATCTTTGCAGTGTTTTATTGTTGACATGCTAAAAGAGAGTAATAAAAAAATATATGTATTTTATGATGAGTTAGATGATAAGTTTGATGCAACAGTTGAATATAAAAATGCAATGATAAGTTTTTTAAATGCTGTTGTGTCAATTAATAAAACTCTAATGCAAAATAAAATAGATGCTAAAATTGGTGCAGTTATTCGTCATGATATAATAAATACTTTTTCATCGCCGAATATTAATAAAATCATTGAAGATAACTCTGTTACACTTGATTGGTGTTCTGCTGGAGAACGAGCAAGTGATTCTGAGATTTTTGATATGATTGCTTTTAAGATCAAAAACTCCACTGATTATTATAATGATTTAAATGGTTCTAATTTGTTCGGGAAAATTTTCACTGAGAGAGTTGCAGGTGAGCATAGCTCTATTTATATTTTACATAGAACTCTAGGTCGCCCAAGAGATGCCGTTAGGATGCTAACTTATATTCAAGATGAATATGGAGAAAATACTGAAAGATTTGAAAGTTCCATGTTTACAAAGATTTCTAAAAAATACTCATCTTATCTTTTACGTGAAATTAGATCTGAGCTTGCGGGACATTTAAGTGATTCAGAAATAGATGACAGTTTTTCTCTTTTACGTTCAGTAAAAAAAAGAGGTTTCACTCCACATTTAATCAAGGAAAAATTTGAAGAATTGAAGTTAGGAGATGGTACATTAACGCTTAATAAAATACTGAGTTGTTTATTTAAAGTCGGTGCTATCGGGAATGTACTCAGGAGATCTAAAACAGATGGCGGAGATGTTTATTTGTGGTCATTTAATGATGAAGATTTAGAAATGGACCCAACGTTGAATTTTGAAATACACTGTGGTTTGTGGGATGCACTAGGAATTATCAAGCCTAAACTTAGGCAATAATAAAAACGCCCTTTAATAGGGCGTTTTTATTTAAAGTTGTCATTCTTTCTTTAAATTATCATTGTGCCAAATCTCTTACAATTCTAAATAGATGAATTAGTCTTTGTTCTGTTTGATAATTTGGAAATGAATACACAACTGACCGAAATCATGCGCCTTATCACCAACCTGATCCGCACTGGTGTAGTCACCGAAGTGGACAGGGAAAACTGGCTTTGCCGGGTGAAAACAGGCGACTTAGAAACCAACTGGATCAGCTGGCTGACGCTGCGTGCCGGGAATGCCCGCACATGGTGGCGACCAACGGAAGGTGAACAGGTGGTGCTGCTGAGTCTGGGCGGAAATCTTGAAACCGCCTTTGCGTTGCCCGCTGTCTATTCGAATCAGTTCGCTCCACCGTCGACGTCGGCGGACGCCTGCGTGACAGAACATCCTGACGGTGGCTGGTTTGAATACGAACCCGCCACCGGGCGCTGGTATGTCAGGGGCATCAAATCAATGGTCATTGAGGCTGTCGACAACATCACCATGAAAACCAGTGAGTTTGTACTGGAGGCTGACCGCACGCGCATTAACAGCGAAGTGGTGATCAATGGTGGCGTTACCCAGGGCGGCGGAGCGATGAGTTCTAACGGGATTGTGGTTGATGCGCATCAGCATACTGGCGTCCTGAAAGGCGGCGACACAACCGGAGGTCCGGTATGACGCTTTATAGCGGGATGAATAATACCAGCGGCAAAGCCATTACTGATATTGACCATCTGCGCCAGTCGGTGCGGGACATTCTGCTGACACCGCAGGGTAGCCGTATTGCCCGTCGGGAATATGGTTCTCTGCTGTCGGCACTGATAGACCAGCCACAAAATCCGGCGTTACGCCTGCAGGTCATGTCGGCAGTGTATGTGGCGCTGAGTCGCTGGGAGCCACGGCTGACGCTGGATTCCATCACCATCAACAGCAACTTTGACGGTTCTATGGTGGTGGAGCTGACCGGGCGGCGGAATAACGGTGTGCCTGTGTCCCTTTCCGTATCAACAGGAGCAGAGAATGGCAGTGATTGACCTTTCGCAGTTGCCTGCGCCGCAGATTGTGGATGTGCCGGACTTTGAGACGCTGCTTACCGAACGCAAGGCAGAATTTGTGGCGCTTCATCCGAAAGATGAGCAGGAAGCAGTGATCCGCACGCTGGAACTGGAATCTGAACCCGTCACCAAATTGTTGCAGGAGAATGCTTACCGTGAGTTGCTTCTGCGCCAGCGCATTAACGAAGCCGCGCAGGCTGTGATGGTGGCTTACGCGATGGGCGGCGATCTTGACCAGCTCGCTGCCAACTACAACGTGAAACGCCTGACGGTGACGCCTGCTGATAATGACGCTGTGCCGCCCGTTGCGGCTGTGATGGAAAGCGATGAAGCGTTACGCCTGCGTGTGCCCGCAGCCTTTGAAGGGCTTTCAGTTGCGGGGCCAACTGCAGCTTATGAATTTCATGCACGAAGCGCCGACGGTCGGGTGGCGGATGCCAGTGCAACCAGCCCGGCACCTGCAGAGGTGGTGCTGACTGTTCTTAGCCGCGAAGGCGATGGAACTGCAGAAAAAGACCTGCTGGACGTGGTGGAAAAAGCTCTGAACAGTGAGAACGTCCGCCCGGTGGCTGACCGTCTGACGGTTCGCAGCGCAGAAATCATCCCGTACCGCGTGGAAGCCACCATTTTTCTCTATCCGGGACCGGAAGCAGAGCCGGTAATGGCAGCGGCAAAAGCCAGTCTGCAGAAGTATATCGCCAGTCAGACGCGTCTTGGCCGGGATATTCGCCGTAGCGCCATCTTTGCCGCCCTGCATGTTGAGGGTGTGCAGCGTGTGGAGCTGGCTTCGCCGCTGGCGGATGTGGTCCTGAACAAAACACAGGCGGCATCATGTACGCAGTGGAGCGTAACCAACGGAGGAACGGATGAATAGTCTGCTGCCACCGGGTTCAACACCACTGGAGCGCCGACTGGCGCAAACCTGCAGCGGGATTTCTGATCTGCAGGTGCCGCTGCGTGACTTGTGGAATCCGGCAACCTGTCCGGTCAGTTTCCTGCCTTATCTCGCCTGGGCGTTCTCTGTGGATCGCTGGGACGAGGGCTGGACAGAAAGCGTCAAGCGCCAGGTGGTGAAGGATGCTTTTTATATTCATCAGCATAAAGGGACCACCAGTGCCGTGCGGCGGGTGGTGGAGCCGTTCGGCTTTCTGATCCGCATTATTGAGTGGTGGCAGACCGGAGAGGCACCGGGCACGTTTCGCCTGGATATCGGCGTGCAGGACCAGGGCATCACTGAAGATACCTATCTGGAACTTGAGCGACTGATAAGCGATGCCAAACCATGTAGCCGTCACATGATCGGCATGTCCATCAATCTGCAGACCAGCGGCCCGCATTGGGTGGGAGCCGCCAGCTATCTTGGCGAAGAAATCACGATCTATCCGTATATCAACGAAACAATTATTTCCGGCGGCACCGCGCATGAAGGCGGGGCGGTCCATGTTATTGACACAATGAGAGTGAATCCATGAGCACAAAATTTTATACCCTGCTGACGGATATTGGCGCGGCGAAACTTGCCAGCGCCGCCGCGCTCGGTGTGCCTTTAAAAATTACCCATATGGCGGTCGGCGATGGCGGCGGAACATTACCAACGCCGGACGCAAAGCAGACAGCACTGGTAAATGAGAAACGCCGGGCTGCGCTGAATATGCTCTATATCGACCCGCAGAACAGCAGCCAGATTATTGCTGAACAGGTGATCCCTGAAAACGAGGGCGGTTGGTGGATACGTGAAGTGGGCCTGTTTGATGAGTCCGGGGCATTGATTGCCGTGGGCAACTGCCCGGAAAGCTATAAGCCGCAACTGGCTGAAGGCAGCGGGCGTACCCAGACCGTGCGTATGGTGTTGATTACCAGCAGCACGGACAATATCACCCTGAAAATCGACCCTGCCGTAGTGCTGGCAACCCGCAAGTATGTGGATGATAAGGTACTGGAGCTGAAGGTGTACGCGGATGATCAGATGGCAAAACATCTTGCCGCACCGGACCCGCATTCACAGTATGCACAGAAAGAAAGTCCTACGTTTACCGGGACACCCAAAGCGCCAACGCCAGCGGCGGGGAATAACACCACGCAGGTTGCGACCACCGCGTTTGTTCAGGAGGCACTGACGGCTCTTATTAATGGTGCGCCAGCCACGCTGGACACGCTGAAAGAAATAGCCGTAGCCATTAACAATGATCCGAAATTCAGTACCACCATTAACAATGCGCTGGCACTGAAAGCGCCGCTGTCGAGTCCGGCACTCACCGGAACGCCAACAGCCCCCACGGCGGCGCAGTCGGTCAACAATACACAGATTGCCACCACGGCTTTTGTGAAATCGGCGATTGCGGCAATGGTGGGTTCTGCACCTGCGGCACTGGATACACTGAACGAACTGGCGGCGGCGCTGGGGAATGACCCGAACTTTGCCACGACAATGCTTAATGCACTGGCAGGTAAACAACCGCTGGACAATACGCTGACTAATTTGAGTGGAAAGGATGTTGCTGGTCTTCTCGCATACCTTGGTTTGGGAGAAGCGGCGAAAAGGGATGTGGGCACAGGAGATAATCAGATACCGGATATGGGAGCATTCGCTTCTGGTTCGGGATGGTTCAGGCTACCAGGTGGATATATTGTTCAGTTTGGCACTTTTTCAGGAAACACGACCCGCTTTATCAGTGGACACTTCCCTATACCATTCCCTAATCAGCCGATGGTTTCAGTCAGTGTTATGTCTGATGCCGTTCAGTCAGACCCGTCGATTCCTGCCCGCAGGTTTGTCTGTAAATTTTGAACATATCAGTAATTCAGCGTGGCGTGTGGCAACCAGTGATATCTCACAGCAATACAGATTCAGTTATATTTCGATAGGACGGTAGAAATGCAGAAATATATTTTCAGTGCCGATAAAAATGCGTTTTTCCCTGTGGAGCTTAAAATCGCTTATCAGGAATCCGGCGAATGGCCCGATGATGGAATCGAAATTGACGACACTGTTGCTGCCGAATTTATGAAGGAAGCACCAGAAGGAAAATACAGAGGTGTCATCGACGGAATGCCTGCATGGATTGATATTCCACCGCCAACTCATGAGGAACAAATTGCCGCAGCCGAACTGAAAAAGCAGCAATTGATTAATCAGGTCAACGAATACATAAACAGTAAGCAATGGCCTGGTAAAGCGGCGATTGGTCGCCTGAAAGGTGAGGAACTGGTGCAATATAATTTGTGGCTGGATTATCTGGACGCACTGGAACTGGTCGATACTTCCGGTGCGCCAGATATTGAATGGCCTACGCCTCCGGCAGTTCAGGCCAGATGACATCAGGCGCGGTGCTGGTATCTGTTGCCGTCACCGCGTCAATATAATCCAGCACAGCGTTAAGTCGGGTTGTTTCTGCCTGCGTCAGCTTCCGTCCGGCCTGTAATTTCAGTTGAATCAGACTGATGGAAGACATTGCTGCATCAATCAGTGACTGGCGCTGTGCTTCTGCCGCTTCTACTGCGGCGCTATGCTGTGCCTCAGTATCCGTCACCCATTTCTCACCATCCCATTTATCATATGGCGTTAACGGGGCGATAGTGGTTGTATTTTCAGGGTAATCACCCAGAGATGTGATTTCTTTCGATTCTCCTGTTTCGGTGCTATAGATGATTTCACCGCGATGGTCTGGCACATATTCCCATGAGTTAAAATCTGCAGAGCGGCAGATTGCATAACCGGCTTTATGTGTACCTGGTGCATCTAAGCATGAATACGCCGGAATACCGACACCCACAGCAAGGTATTCGGTTGATGTGGAAAGATATTCCTTCGTCTCAGCATCAAAATTATAAACGGTAATGTTTCCTGCCTTTGTAGTAATGAGTTCGCTATTTAATACGGCTTTATTCATCAGGCTGCCCTCACGATATAGTTAAATGCGACGTTGCGCGGGTAACCTTCTTGGTTTCCAAAGGTGGGGCTCTGCGTAGTCACAGAAGTAGCAGAGTTGTTGTTTGTCCCGCCGCTGCCGGCAAGTGATCGGATAACGCCGCCGTCGCCTGCTGTCGCTGCTGGCCCTAACTCCCTACCGTTCTGCGATGGTACAGTTGTACTAGTTGGGATGCTGCCGCTAGCCGATGTCCAAATTTCCAAGCCGTGGACGTGCGATCCTGGAGACCATCCCTGGCTAGACCCTATCGAACGCCCTGGATCAACCCCTCGCCCATCATCCCATCCACGAATAAATTCACCGCGCAGGTCTGGCAGCAAAAGACCGGGGTAAGCGAGAGCAAGCTTCGGATATTGGGAAGCGATAAATGGCGCACCGTTGCATTTCAACCAGCCTGTTGGCGGAGTTGCTAAAGGCCACGGAACAGGGACACCAACAGGTAATGCAGAGCCTTCTCCCAAACCAACGTTTAAGAAAATGCAGAGGTAACAGCTAACTGGCATCATCTCCGGTTTTTATTCAGGGGGATGATCATGCTTATTGGCTATGTACGCGTGTCAACAAATGACCAGAACACCGATTTGCAACGTAATGCACTGAACTGCGCGGGATGTGAGCGGATTTTTGAGGACAAAATCAGTGGCACTAAGTCCGACAGACCGGGGCTGAAAAAACTACTCAGGACACTATCGGCAGGAGACACGCTGGTTGTCTGGAAGCTGGACAGGTTGGGGCGCAGTATGCGGCATCTTGTTACGCTGATAGAAGAGTTGCGCCAGCGTGGTGTGAATTTCAGAAGCCTGACTGACAGTATTGATACCAGTACCCCAATGGGCCGTTTCTTTTTTCATGTCATGGGTGCCCTAGCTGAAATGGAACGCGAACTGATAGTTGAACGTACCAGGGCGGGGCTGGCTGCAGCTCGTGATAAAGGCAGAGTAGGTGGACGCCGTCCTAAGTTGACCACCGAACAGTGGGCACAGATTGGACGCTTACTCGAGGCCGGAGAATCAAGACAGCGTATTGCACTGATTTTTGATGTGGGTGTTTCCACAATTTATAGAAAATTTCCGGCAAATAAGAGTAATGAATCCCCCTGAATCAGCATTATGTTGATTATCCCTGCAAGCAGACAAATACCGTTATTTTGTGTGAATAACGACACAACTGCGCTTAGCTGTTTGTCAGGCACAATCACTTCAACATAGGGCGAAGCCTAATCCAATCAGGAGGTTCGCCACTATGGCTCAGGATTACCACCACGGGGTGCGCGTTGTTGAAGTCAACGAAGGCACCCGATCTATTACCACGGTGAGCACCGCCATCGTGGGTATGGTCTGCACGGGCGATGATGCCGATGCAAAAATGTTTCCTCTTAATAAACCCGTGCTGATCACTGATGTGCTGACTGCCAGCGGTAAAGCGGGTGAGTCCGGTACTCTGGCCCGTTCGCTGGATGCCATCGCTGACCAGGCAAAACCCGTGACCATTGTTGTGCGTGTGCCGCAGGGTGAAACGGAAGACGAAACCACGACCAATATCATCGGCGCAGTGACTGCTGAAGGTAAAAAAACAGGTATGAAAGCCCTGTTATCTGCCCAGTCACAGCTCGGCGTTAAACCGCGCATTCTCGGCGTGCCAGGCCACGACACCAAGGCGGTAGCTACTGAGTTGCTGAGCGTGGCGCAAAGCCTGCGTGGATTTGCTTACCTGTCAGCGTATGGCTGCAAGACAGTGCAGGAGGCGATCACTTACCGCGAAAACTTCAGCCAGCGCGAAGGGATGCTGATCTGGCCTGACTTTACTGGCTGGGACACGGTGCTGAATGCCGAAGCAACGGCATATGCCACCGCCCGTGCGCTTGGTCTGCGCGCCAAAATTGACGAGCAGACCGGATGGCACAAAAGCCTGTCCAATGTGGGCGTGAACGGTGTCACCGGAATTTCTGCAGATGTGTTCTGGGATCTGCAGGACCCGGCAACCGATGCAGGTCTGCTGAACCAGAACGACGTCACCACGCTTGTGCGTAAAGACGGTTTCCGCTTCTGGGGGTCCCGCTGCCTGAGTGATGACCCGCTCTTTGCCTTCGAAAACTACACCCGCACGGCGCAGGTGCTGACGGACACGATGGCAGAAGCACACATGTGGGCGGTGGATAAACCGCTTAACCCGTCGCTGGCCCGCGACATTATCGAAGGTATCCGCGCCAAAATGCGCAGACTGGTCAGTCAGGGCTATCTCATTGGTGGTGATTGCTGGCTGGATGAGTCGGTGAACGACAAAGACACGCTGAAAGCCGGAAAACTCACCATCGACTACGACTACACGCCAGTGCCGCCACTTGAAAACCTGATGCTGCGTCAGCGCATCACCGATCAGTACCTGGTGAATTTCGCCAGCCAGGTCAGCGCGTAAGGGGACAACATGGCTTTACCACGCAAATTAAAACACCTGAACCTGTTTAACGACGGGAACAACTGGCAGGGGATCGTTGAGTCGCTGACGCTGCCGAAATTTACCCGCAAATATGAGAAGTATCGCGGCGGAGGAATGCCGGGTGCGGTGGATGTGGATCTGGGGCTTGATGACAGTGCGCTGGACACAGAATTTTCCATTGGTGGTACTGAATTGCTGCTGTTTAAACAGATGGGTAAAGCCACGGTGGATGGCATCCAGCTGCGCTTTACCGGCTCTATTCAGCGTGACGATACCGGGGAAGTGCAGGCCGTGGAGCTTGTCGTGCGTGGACGTCACAAAGAAGTGGATTCCGGCGAGTGGAAGACGGGCGAAAGCAACACCACCAAAGTGACCAGTACCAACAGCTACGCGAAGCTGACCATCAATGGTGAGGTGCTCTATGAAGTGGACCTTATCAACATGGTGGAAATTGTGGACGGTGTGGACCTGATGGAAGCGCACCGCAACGCCCTCGGCCTCTGATATATCTGAACGGCGCGGGATACCGCGCCAGAACCCAATTGACAGGACAGCAAAATGAGCGATAAGCAGACTGAAAAGACCATTCAACTGGATACCCCCATCAAGCGCGGTAAAACAGAAATCACCGAAATTGTGCTGCGTAAACCGCAGTCCGGTGCGCTGCGCGGTACACGCCTGCAGGCCATTATGGATATGGATGTAAACGCGATGATGACCGTGATCCCCCGCATCTCCAGTCCGGCACTGACTGCACAGGAAATTGCAGAGATGGACCCGGCAGATCTCACTGCCATGTCGGTTGAGGTTGTCACTTTTTTGTTGAAGAAGTCGGTGCTTGCCGGTTTACCGACAGCCTGACGGTTGACGATCTGGTGGCAGATATCGCCACCATTTTTCACTGGCCGCCATCCGTTACTGACGTTATGCCGCTGACCGAAGTGCTGGAATGGCGGTATAAAGCGATTCAGAGAAGCGGGGCCAACGATGAGTGATAACAACCTGCGTCTGCAGGTCATTCTTAATGCGGTTGACAAGCTCACCCGCCCATTTCGATCTGCGCAGGCCAGTTCAAGAGAACTGGCTGCTGCTGTCAAAAAATCCCGCGATGCAATAAAGCAGCTTGATCAGGCCGGGAGCAGTCTGGACAGCTTCCGAAAGCTGCAGGCAGAAAATCAGAAATTAGGCGACAGGCTGAACTATGCCCGCCAGCGTGCAAATTTGCTCAGTCAGGAACTGGGAGCGATGGGGCCGCCTTCGCAACGTCAGGTTGTTGCTCTGGGCCGTCAACGGCTGGCTGTTCAGCGCCTGGAAGAACGCCAGAAAAAGCTGCAGCAGCAGACGGCGCTTGTGCGTGCTGAACTGTACCGGGCGGGAATTTCTGCGAAAGACGATGCGGGAGCAACTGCCCGTTTAGCCCGTGAAACATCACGTTATAACCAGGAACTTTCGAAACAGGAGGCGCGGCTGAAGCGACTGGGGGAAGCTCAGCGCAGGATGAATGCAGCGCGTGCCAGTTATGCCCGTTCGCTGGAGGTGCGTGATCGTATTGCAGGTGCCGGAGCCACCACCACGGCTGCAGGGCTGGCAATGGGTGCGCCAGTGATGGCGGCAGTAAAAAGCTATACCAGCATGGAAGATGCCATGAAAGGTGTGGCAAAGCAGGTCAATGGTCTGCGTGACGATAATGGCAACCGCACTGCACGTTTTTATGAAATGCAGGATGCCATCAAGGCTGCCAGCGAACAGTTGCCGATGGAAAACGGTGCGGTGGACTTCGCTGCACTGGTTGAAGGTGGTGCGCGCATGAACGTCGCAAACCCTGACGACAGCTGGGAAGATCAGAAACGTGACCTGCTGGCCTTCGCCAGTACGGCAGCAAAGGCGGCAACAGCCTTTGAGCTGCCAGCGGATGAACTGTCAGAAAGTCTGGGGAAAATCGCCCAGCTCTACAAAATCCCCACCCGCAATATTGAACAGCTCGGTGATGCGCTGAACTATCTGGATGATAACGCCATGTCGAAAGGGGCAGACATCATTGATGTGATGCAACGTCTGGGCGGTGTGGCTGACCGTCTGGATTATCGTAAAGCGGCGGCGCTGGGTTCCACCTTCCTGACACTGGGCGCTGCGCCAGAGGTTGCAGCCAGTGCAGCAAACGCGATGGTGCGTGAATTGTCCATTGCCACCATGCAAAGCAAGAGTTTCTTTGAAGGGATGAATCTGCTGAAACTCAATCCTGAAGTGATTGAAAAGCAGATGACGAAGGATGCGATGGGAACCATCCAGCGCGTGCTGGAGAAGGTAAACGCGCTGCCGCAGGACAAGCGCCTGTCTGCCATGACTATGTTGTTTGGTAAAGAGTTTGGCGATGACGCGGCGAAACTGGCAAACAACCTGCCGGAACTGCAGCGTCAGTTAAAACTGACAGCGGGCAATGATGCGCTCGGCTCCATGCAGAAAGAATCCGACATTAACAAGGATTCACTTTCTGCGCAGTGGTTGCTGGTCAAAACCGGAGCGCAGAACACCTTCAGCAGCCTGGGCGAAACGCTGCGCCAGCCGCTGATGGATATTCTGTACACGGTGAAAAGCGTCACGGGGGCGTTGCGTCGCTGGGTGGAAGCTAACCCGGAACTGACAGGCACACTGATGAAAGCATCGGCTGTTGTGGCTGCGGTTACCGTCGGCCTCGGCACCTTAGCGGTGGCGCTGGCTGCAGTGCTGGGGCCGCTGGCAGTGATCCGTCTGGGATTCTCTGTGTTGGGTATCAAAACGTTATCTTCCGTTACGGCAGCAGTAACTCGAACCAGCAGCGCGTTGTCCTGGCTGGCTGGCGCACCACTGGCACTGCTGCGACGCGGGCTTGCTTCATCGGGCAACGCCGCAGGTTTACTTACTGCGCCGTTGTCGTCTTTGCGCCGCACGGCATCACTGACGGGAAATGTCCTGAAAACTGTAGCAGGTGCGCCGGTTGCACTTTTGCGGTCTGGATTATCCGGTTTACGTGCTGTTGCTGTGATGTTTATGAATCCTCTGGCGGTACTGCGCGGTGGACTGGCCGCCGCAGGCACGGTGCTGCGAGTACTGGCATCTGGTCCACTGGCGATGCTGCGCGTTGCCCTGTATGCCATATCTGGTCTGTTAGGTGCTCTGCTCAGTCCGATAGGTCTTGTGGTTACTGCACTGGCGGGCGTGGCGCTGGTTGTCTGGAAATACTGGCAACCCATCACCGCATTTCTCGGTGGCGTGGTGGAAGGATTCAAAGCGGCGGCAGGTCCCATCAGTGCAGCGTTCGAACCGCTTAAGCCCGTGTTCCAGTGGATTGGCGACAAAGTGCAGGCGCTGTGGGGCTGGTTTACTGATCTGCTGACGCCCGTTAAGTCGACCTCTGCCGAACTGCAGAGCGCAGCGGCAATGGGGCGGCGATTCGGGGAGGCACTGGCGGAAGGGCTGAATATGGTCATGCATCCGCTGGACTCCCTGAAATCCGGCGTTTCCTGGTTGCTGGAGAAGCTCGGCATTGTCAGTAAAGAGGCCGCAAAGGCAAAACTGCCGGAAAGCGTGACGCGTCAGCAACCTGCGACGGTGAATGCAGACGGTAAAGTGATGATGCCATCGGGTGGTTTTCCATCATGGGGATATGGCTTTGCGGGGATGTATGACAGCGGCGGGTATATCCCGCGCGGGCAGTTTGGCATCGTCGGTGAAAACGGGCCGGAAATTGTTAACGGCCCGGCAAATGTGACCAGCCGGAGAAATACAGCTGCACTGGCTGCCGTTGTTGCCGGAATGATGGGCGTTGCTGCCGCGCCAGCAGAGCTTCCACCGTTGCACCCTTTGGCACTTCCCGCGAAAGGTGGAGAAGCAATTGTGAGTCGCGCAGCCACTGTGCCGCTCGTTCAACGGATTGAGGCACCGACGCAGATCATCATTCAGACGCAGCCAGGACAAAGTGCGCAGGATATTGCGCGGGAGGTGGCACGCCAGCTTGATGAACGTGAACGCAGGCTGAAGGCAAAAGCCAGGAGTAACTACAGCGATCAGGGGGGATACGACGCATGATGATGGTGCTGGGATTGTACGTGTTTATGCTGCGCACCGTTCCGTATCAGGAACTGCAGTATCAACGCAGCTGGCGACATGCGGCAAACAGTCGGGTAAACCGACGTCCGTCCACGCAGTTTCTGGGACCGGAAAACGACATGCTGACGCTTTCCGGTGTTCTTATGCCGGAAATAACAGGCGGCAGGCTGTCGTTGCTGGCACTGGAGCAGATGGCAGAACAGGGGAAAGCATGGCCCCTGATTGAAGGCAGCGGCACGATTTACGGCATGTATGTGATTGAGGGACTGAATCAGACTAAAACGGAGTTTTTCCGCGATGGTATGCCGCGCCGGATTGAGTTCACCCTGTCGCTCAAACGGGTGGATGAATCCCTGTCCGATATGTTCGGTGATCTCAGTGCGCAGCTGAATAATTTGCAGGATACGACAACGTCTGCCTTAAGCGATATCAGTAAAACGGTGGGAGGGCTGCTGTCGTGAATTTCAGCTCTGAACTGCTTAACAAAGGCAACAAAACTCCGGCATTCAGCATCAGTATTGAGGGTAAGGATATCACCACTGTGCTGGATAATCGCCTGATGAGTCTGACGCTGACGGACAATCGGGGCTTTGAAGCGGACCAGCTTGATCTGGAGCTGGACGACGCCGACGGAAAAATCGTGCTGCCGCGCCGTGGTGCGGTCATTACGCTGGCGTTGGGCTGGAAGGGGCAGTCGCTTTTCCCGAAAGGAGCATTCACGGTGGACGAGATTGAACACACTGGCGCACCGGACCGCCTGACTATCCGGGCGCGAAGTGCTGATTTTCGTGAAACCCTGAATACCCGCCGTGAAAAATCGTGGCACAAGACCACCGTTGGGGAAGTGGTGAAGGAAATAGCTGCGCGGCACAAACTGAAGATGGCATTGGGTGAAGACCTGTCGGATAAACCTGTGGAGCATATAGACCAGACCAATGAGAGTGACGGCAGTTTTCTGATGCGGCTGGCGCGCCAGTACGGTGCTATTGCGTCGGTGAAAAATGGCAATCTGTTATTCATCCGGCAGGGACAGGGTAAAAGCGCCAGCGGTAAACCACTACCGGTTATCACTATCACACGTAAGGACGGCGACAGTCACCGCTTTACCCTGGCAGATCGCGGAGCCTACACGGGCGTAATTGCCAGCTGGTTGCATACCCGCGAACCCGCGAAGAAAGAAAGCACCACGGTGAAGCGTAAGCGCAGGACTAAGAAGCAGAAGAAAGAGCCGGAAGCGAAGCAGGGCGATTACCTGGTGGGTACAGATGAAAACGTGCTGGTACTTAATCGCACCTATGCCAACCGGAGCAACGCCGAACGGGCGGCGAAAATGCAGTGGGAACGCCTGCAACGTGGCGTTGCGTCATTCTCGCTACAACTGGCAGAAGGTCGGGCGGATCTCTACACGGAAATGCCAGTGAAAGTCAGAGGCTTTAAACAGCCGATAGATGATGCGGAATGGACTATTACCACCCTGACGCATACTGTCAATCCGGATAACGGTTTTACGACCAGTCTGGAGCTTGAAGTGAAGATTAATGATTTCGAAATGGAATGATTCTTCGTAATAGAGAACTTTTAAGTTTTCAAAATGGAATAATGCGGTATCATTATTGTGAATTTAGCAAAAATGGGGAGAACTCGAAAAATGATGATTTGCCCACTGTGTGGAAGTGCCGCCCATACTCGCAGCAGTTTTCAGGTATCTTCATTGACCAAAGAGCGTTACAACCAGTGCCAGAACATTAACTGCAGCCATACTTTTGTTACCCATGAAACTTTTGTTCGTTCGATTGCAACGCCAAAAGAGTCAAATCCGGTTCAGCCGCATCCAATGAAATCAGGACAGGTGGCGCTCTCTCTTTGACTCTGCCGCCAATTTGTCGCCATCGTTAAAAAACAGTGCTTCTAACATCATGATTTTAAACGGCATAAATTTCAGACAACAAAAAACCCATCAACCTTGAACCGAAGTGGCGGGGTTGATGGGCTCCACAAAATGGGGACATCAAAGAAAAGCAGTGGCATTACTTATGACTGATGCCCTGAGAAAAAGTTCTGCCTGTGACGGCTTTTTTCTCAAAAAATTATTGTAGCCCTGGCCAGATGATCACGATGAGCGTCCCGGCAAGGGTAAGCAGCACGTTGGCGATGGCGTAGGTCCCTGCGTAGCCGAGCGCTGGAATATTGCTGCGCGCGGTATCGCTGATGATCTCCATCGCCGGGGCGCAGGTGCGGGCTCCCATCATGGCGCCGAACAGCATCGCCCGGTTCATGCGCAGCACGTAGGCGCCGAACAGGAAGCAGATCACCACCGGCACCAGGCTGACGATAAGCCCTGCCGCCAGCATCTGGCCGCCGACGGCGCCCAGCCCGTTATTGATCCCGGCCCCGGCGCTGAGACCGACCCCGGCCATAAACACCATCAGACCAAACTCTTTCACCATGTTCAGCGCCCCCTGCGGGATATAGCCGAAGGTTGGGTGGTTGGCGCGCAGGAAGCCAAGCATGATGCCGGCGAACAGCAGGCCGGCGGCGTTGCCGATGCCGAAGCTGAAGGAGCTGAACTGGAAGGTGATCATGCCGATCATCAGGCCAACGATAAAGAAGGCGCAGAAGGCCAGCAGATCGGTCACCTGGCTGTGAATGGAGATAAAGCCGATGCGGTCGGCCACGGTTTTTACGCGGCGGGCGTCGCCGCTGACCTGCAGCACGTCGCCTTTGTTCAGTACGACGTTATCGTCGATAGGCATCTCGATCTGGCTGCGAATAACCCGGTTTAAGAAGCAGCCGTGGTCGGTAAGCTTGAGCTGCGCCAGGCGGCGGCCGACGGCGTTGTGGTTTTTGACCACAATCTCTTCAGTGACGATGCGCATGTCGAGCAGATCGCGGTCGAACACCTCTTTACCGTTGCGGAAGCTCGGGTCGAGGCGGGCGTGGGCGTCCGGGTAGCCCACCAGCGCAATATCGTCACCCATCTGCAGCACCGCGTCGCCGTCCGGGTTGGCCAGAATACCGTTGCGACGAATGCGTTCAATATAGCAGCCGGTCTGGCGGTAAATACCCAGTTCGCGCAGATTTTTGCCATCCGCCCAGGCCACCAGCTCCGGGCCGACGCGGTAGGCGCGGATCACCGGCAGGTAGACTTTACGTTTGGAATCGGTATCGAGGCCGCGCTCGCGGGCGATTTGCTGGGCGCTGGTCTGCAGATCCTGATGCTGCAGCTTGGGCATATAGCGGGCGCCGACGATCAGGCTCACCAGACCAACCAGATAGGTCAGGGCATAGCCGAGGCTCAGATGGTCAAGCGACTGCGCCAGCTGATCGCTGGGCAGGCCGAAATGGCGCAGGGTGTCGCCCGCGCCCACCAGCACCGGGGTGGAGGTCATGGCGCCTGCCAGCATACCGGCGGTGAGCCCGATATCCCAGCCGAACACTTTACCCAGCATCATGGCGATCAGCATCGCGCTGCCGACCATCACCAGCGCCAGCATCAGGTAGTTTTTCCCGTCGCGGAAAAAAATAGAAAAAAAGTTGGGCCCGGCTTCTACGCCAACGCAAAATATAAACAGCATAAAGCCGAGATTAAGGGCATCGGTGTTAATCGCGAAATGCTGCTGGCCTAATAATAGAGAAACGACTAAAACGCCAATGGAATTACCAAGTTGTACTGAGCCGAGACGCAGTTTTCCCAGGCATAGTCCTAATGCAAGTACAACGAATAATAACAGGATGTAATTCCCGTTTAACAAATCTGCGACGTTTATATTCACGAAAGCCAACTTCTCATTTACTAGTAAGTTGTTGAAGGAAATGGTTATTTGGTCTAAGGTTGCTCAGGCGTTCGCGTTGTCGCGAACCTATTCTGGCACCCTGTTATAACCAGCAAAAATATACCGCTAGTTTAATCCTTCCTGGATGCGGCGGCTAGTGACAATCGTTTTTAGGCTGGTAGGGGAGTTATTGGCATGGATTGCCGAAATGCTTTATCTGACTGGGCGACGTGGACGTGAGTTAGAGGCAACATCAGGAGGATACGGTGAAATCTGAGCGTAGTTGGGCCGGCATTATCTGTGGCTTCGTTCTGTTCATTGTGGTGTGCTTATCGTTGTTGTTACATATGAAAGGGGCATTTCGCGCCAGCGGCAACCCGGAGCTGGGCCTGCTCTTCTTTTTGCTGCCAGGGGCGGCGGCGAGCTGTCTCTCTCCCGGACGGCGGGTGCTGCGTCCTTTGCTCGGCGCGATACTGGCGGCGCCGGTCTGCATGGTGACGATGCGGCTGTTCTTCGTGACCCACCGGACGTTCTGGCAGGAGATGGCGTGGGTGTTGAGCGCCGTGTTCTGGTGCGCGCTTGGGGCATTGTGCTTTTTGTTTATCTGCGCCTGGCTTGATACCTGGCGCAGTCATTCATCGAGCAAATAAATTGACTCAGGCAAACAGGCCGAGATTCTCTTTTGCCCAGGCTTCAAAATCGGTGCAGCCGCCGATGTGTTTCTGGTCGACGAAAATCTGCGGCACGGTTTCAACCGGTTTGCCAACGGTTTTTTCCAGGTCAGCTTTGCTGATGCCTTCGGCATGAATATCCACGTAGCGGTAGTTGAAATCATCACGCTCGTTGGTCAGTTTTTCTGCCAGTTCTTTAGCGCGAACGCAGTAAGGGCAGCCTGGACGACCAAAAATAACGGTAAACAT